CCACGAACAGACTGGATTGTAGAATATTATAGGAGAAAGGTATGTGATAAAGAAAAGAGAGTGGCTAAATTTGAGAAAAAGGTAAAGAAATTGAAATGAATATTTAGCAATAAATAAAAAGTAGAGAATCAGATCTCTACTTTTTCGATATTGGCTAAGAAAATTACCTGAAGCCGACTTTGAGTGTTTACCTCTCTGCCGACATAGAGCCTCCCTCTCTTTTAGCTTGTATAATAGCAGCTTCTAACATCTGCAAACATAGGCTCGAGGGAGGACTTACACAATTGTGCAGAAACCCTTTATGGCGTGTTATCTTTCCAAGTATCTTAGTCTTCTTGCAACAAATAGAATAAGCAAGTCTTGCATTCCTGTTCTTGTTTTTCTAGGTCTGCAAACCTATACTGACAACCATCACAAAAGTCACCATCAACATTTTCCTTTGTCAAATACCTATTCTGTTCCTCATTTCTTTCTCACTCCATTTTGTTATTATATAAGTTGTAAAATAATTTCTCATTCTGTATCTATATCATTTACAAATGCAGTACAAGCTAAACACATATTATCTTCTGTCGGCATAACATCTTTTTTAATAATATATTCTCATCAAGCTACTATATTACATAAACATACTCCACATACTCACATCTTACAGCTATAAGGTATTTGTATATCATTATCAGATAGAGTATCTAATATACTCTTGTCAGCTACTGCTGTACATTCTCAAATAGTTTTTCATTCTTTGTCTTGTAGTATAATTTTCATTTTATTATATTATAAACTAAAACTAACATAATACTATATTGTCATCATCCTCTTTATAAAACTTTCATTTTCGACCATCTGTCTTTATTCATAACGGCTCATCATCCATTATAGTAATTGTTCTATCTTTTCCTAAAATTAACTTTCTTTGTAATTCAACAATTTGTTTAGCCATTTCAAACATTTCATCCCTTAATTTTTGGTTTTCTTTTTCAAGTCTTTCTATCCTTGCTTGTTTTGTATAATAATTTGTCATCTCATATATATTATAAACTAAAACTACTCATCATCTTCTGGTAGTCTACAATGTTTTCTTATAATCTCGTTAATTGTACTACCTCATTTTATATCATCTATCTCATCGTACAACTTCCAATATCTCCTACTTAACTTATTATATCTTTCTTTATATTCTTTTGCCTCTTTCTCTGCTTTTCTTACTCTCAAATATAATACAGTAATTTTATATATTAGTCGGTCTTCCATCTCTATATATTATAAATTAAAAGTTTTCAATAAATGCATAAAAACAATAAATACTCATAACATAACAATAACACATAAAAAGTCTAATAATGGTCTATCATATATAAATTTTATATGCAAAACAAAAATTGCTACCTCAACTACAATGAAACATATAAAAGCTATATCTGTTGTTGTCATCCCATATATATTATAAACTAAAACTATCGTAAATGTTGTTTATTACAAGTTAGCCACAACCTTACATATTCCCTTGTCTCTTTTTCGTGTCACTCTTTTCATTTGAAGTCCCAATAATAATAAATTAAATTCTTTAGTATATCTTTATATTTTACTTCGCTCCATTTATGTGGATGTTTATATTTTTTTGGTGGCATTTCATATATATTATAAACTAAAACTACTCTAATATCTTCTTCAAGTCATAAGAAATATTGTTTGTCTATCTTTCTCTATATTATAATTCTGTTTGTATTGCTCAAATTCTTCTTTAAGAGTTCTGTTTTCTTTTTCTAATTCATCGCATTTTACTTTTAGTGTTTCGTATTTTCTTTGCATATTCCAATATCTCCTTAAACTTACATATTCTTTTCAATTAAATACATTATATTGTGTTGTCATCTAATATGTATATCATATAAAAAATTTATCTGCCATTTTTCTATATCTTTGGTATTTCTTATTCATTCGCTCATCTACTTCTGCATCCCAACAATACCAATAGCATAATTCTAATATTATCTTCTCATAACTTACTTCACTTCGCTTTTTACATTTCATCTCTATATATTATAAACTAAAACTACTCATATATAGGTCGGAACTCATCAACTAATCAGAATACTGCTTTTCTTTCTAAACTATATCATTCAAGTCTATATTGTTTAATTCTTTTTAATTTATGTCATACACATTCTATAATATATATTCATCCATCATATCTACCATATATATTAAATTCTTTACTTTCTTCTCTTTCTTTTTGTAGTCTAATTCTTGCTTGTACTTCTTCTTCTACTCTTTCATCAAATGTTTTTCTCTTTCCCATATATTATATTATAAACTAAAACTCCTATTAACTATTTTATACAACCTTTTATATTTTACTTTTATATCTTCATTTTCATCTATAAAGTCCCAATAGTATCGTAGCAATGCTTTTGCTATATCTCTATATCTTACATCACTTCGTTTTCTTGGTCTAATATATTTATAGTTGCTATTCTCTAATATTTTTGGTCAAACAAATGGTGGCATCTCATATATATTATAAACTAAAACTAACTATCTATGAAATATACATATAATTATATCTCATCTATTAATAATTTCTTGTAATGTGCTAATTAGTTCTTCTTGGTCTGCATTACAAGTTGTTTCTCTTTGAGTATCTCAATACTCATCTTCATAATATATTACATAGTCCATTTTATTTCAATATACTAATTAAAAACTCTATTGAATTTTCTTGTACTGCTAATATCATTAGTAATTCATAATAAAATTCTTTATCCATATCTAATTCTCAACAAGCATTACTTATATCTATATTTTCATTAGTCATAAATTCATAATATTTATCTATGTTTATCTTATTATTATCTACAAGTCGTTTGATAAAACCATATTCCTTTGATACTAATTCTCTTTCTGTTCTTCCATCATCTTCTACATTTCCATCATCTCGTTGATATAATAAATGTTCTTCTTTTAAATAATATCTTCTATATCAATATCTCTCTGACTTTTCAAATTCATTTAATAATTCTACTAATTTATTCATTCTAAACTCATATTATATTCTAAAACAACATTATCTATACACATTCCAAACTCATCAAAGTCTGGTATCATTACACATTGTAATATTCAAGCAAGTAATATGTCTATCATTCTAATTCTTTATCAATTAAAACTTTAATTTTTACTAACTCTCTTATTCTCTTATCTATTCGTTCTTTAACTAGCTCTGTATCTTCTTTTGTCATCTTTACTCTCCTCCTATCAATTTGACTTCTAAAGGTATCACTTCATCTACCTAAATACTCTGCTAAGTCTTTGATAGTAACTGTAGGTCGAAAACATTTTAGTCTAAACAAAATTTGGTTCATTTTTTATTTTTGGTTAAGAATTAAAGGCTTTTAAATAGATATACATTGCGTACCCATGCTCAACTTTCATGACCTACATAATAACGCATTATACAATAGGGGTCTTCGTTACATGACTTATATCAGATACCAATTGTGTTAGCTAAACTCTCAAAAAATGTTTCTACATCTTCAAAGTAATATAACCAACATCAATTTAAGTCCTTATTTAAACTCTGATATTGAACATCAAATTTCTCTGATACTGTTCAGTCATCATATTTTCTATTCTTAACTCATCACCAATTATTAGTTTGCCTACAATTTTCTTGGTTAAAATGGCTACCAATATGACTTTCTGCGTACATAATTCCAAGTAGCAATTTATAGTCCACGTTTCTACTATCTGCAATACTTTTTAATTTATTTAGCATTGTGTAGTTATTACACATAGGACTATCCTTACTTAATTCACATATCTTACTCATAACTTTACTATCTACTTTGTCCTTGTAATACTCGTTCCATAATACATCTATCTGTTTTCTGTTCTCCTCTGCTGTATTATGAATATCTGTTTGTTGTTGTTCTAATTCATCTCGTTGTTTCTTTAACTCATCATTAGTTAAATATAAAGTGTTAATTTCTTCTAATATTCAGTCTAACCTTTGTTCTTCTTGTCTTATTGCTTTAGTCTCTTTATATTCTCTACTTAAACTTGTAATACCTCTTACTAAAGCGAATAACCCTCAGATAAGTGCAATTGCTACTCATCAGAAGAATATAACTTTTGTTAAATTTACGTTTTTACTTTTCATGTTGCATTTTGTTAAGGAATAAATATTTTATTCCTACCTCTATGGGTAGGAAAGAGCTTTACTTTGGTCGGTTTGGCTCTTTTTCTTTTAATGTAATTTTGATAAATGTTTCTCTAAGTCTGCGATATAGTTCTCTGACTTTCATTTTCTTTTTGCACGTTCTAGTCTTCTACTAGCATTGGTCTTTATGTTTACTCATGACCCTGTTTTATTCTTTGCTTTCTTTCACATTCTATTTTGGTTATGTATAAAAATTTTTTATTATTTTCTTTTAGATATAGCTCTAAATAGTTATACGAAATGGTAGGTCATACCGTTTCTAAATATCAAATTTTATTCGTATATCTGTCTTGGTGATAAATTCTACACCTGTACTTTTTACTGCTTCTTATTTCATTTTTCATAACGGTAGTAATTACATAAGTAAATGGGGGCTTTACATCTCCCCCACGATGCCATCTAAAAGGGCTTGGTTCACAAGTTGTCCTAGAAGATAGATACAAGGGATGAAAAAGGTTTAGAACCAAAAACGACCTTGTAGCAGGTTTATAGACACTGTCGGTCTCATGCCTAAGTATTCTTTCTGTTTGGCGACCCAATAATATCAGCCATAGTTTTATGACATTTCGGTCAAGTTCGTAGGAATAATATGTTTGTTATTCGAAGCCTTATAAAGTTCATTCTCGTAGCATATCTGCAACCTCTCTTTCCATTACATACAAGTCTGACTGTTCATTATCTCATCAACTTGTTTTCCATTTATGTAAGTCCATAAACCTTTCTAAAAACTTTCATCTTGTTTGTCGGTGGAATTTGTCTTGATAGTAATAAACAATGTAGTCTGCCTTAGAATTAAATACTCAACTTGGTTGTTTCTTATATCAATATTCAAATGCAACGTGTGTATCTGAGTTATTATTCTTAACCTCGTATGTCTTTTGCTTTCAGTCTTTATCTGTTAGTCTAACATCTCGGTCTGGGTTAGTTCATCCAAACTCTACTTTTACTATTCAAGGTTTTAACATCCTTTTAACAAATTCTATCTCTGTCTTTGTTCAATTAAATAAGTCTTTATCAAACATTTGTTTTAATTAAATTATAAACCTGCTTCTCTCATATTCTTATTCTCTACCTGTAAGTCTATCTTTCTTTGACTTAACTGGTCTATATTCAACTTGTAATGTTGTGCTATCTTCTTTCGTAATAACTTATCTCAATATTCTTTTAACGCATCTTTCTTTGCTTCTATCTCTATCTCTTTCTCTGTTCGTGTTATCTCTCATAATTTCTTTTTCTTCTTCCAATGTTCGTATCTCTCTATCTTGTATAAGTCGTATGCATTTTCTATTTGTGCTGCCTCATAGTCTAACTTTTCAAACCCTATTATTAACTCTGGTAGAAAATTTTGTATGTCTTTAATATCTCCTAAGTGCAACATCTGTTGGCTTTTCTCTAATAGCTCTTGTATTCACTCCATTGTTTAACTTACAAATTAAAACATTAACTCTTGGCTTTCATCTTCTGAACTACTATACAAGTCCATAACCTTTCAATACAAGTCTTTACCTAATGTAAAGTATTGTTCGATATATGTTTTTGCTTCTTGATAGTTTGAGAACTCTCATGCTTTCTTCTCTTTAAACCTATTAAAGTCATCTAATGTGAATTTAGGTTTATTTCTTCTATTCTCTGCCTTGTTTATTTCATCTATACTTGCTATGCTATCGATAACTCATATTCAAGCCATTGCACAAGCTCTACCAACTGCACTTGTTTCTGCATTTTCTAATGCACTTGTCTTGTTTATATATCATTGTCATTCTATCTCTTGTGCTAGTCATGTATATCTGCAAGTACCAATAGTCAATGTTGCTCTAACTACTCGCATTTTCTCATCTGGAAACCAATTATAACTTGTTTCTATCATGTATTGTCATTCGTAGTTATCTGCTAAGAATTGTATTCTATCTTTAACTTGCACATAGTCGCTACCTTTGAATTTAATAGCTTTATCTTTTAATTGTCTATCTGTCATTTTTCATTTTAATTATTATCTAAATAGTTGTCTGAATAATTTTCATCTAACCAAGTTTTATATAACTCTACCATAACATTTTTAATTCGTGCCATATCATTTATTTCTAATTCTGATAGGTCATTGTTTCTGATAAAGTCATCTACTCAATAGCTTGGCTTGTAGTCAAAATGTCTACCATCTGTAAATATGTGATAACAAAACATTTTCATATCTTAGTATCTAAAACTCAAATTCTCAATAGTCTTTCTCATTTCAGTTATAATAGTCATCTGCTAATATCAACTCCTCTAAATATTTCTCTGCTTGTTTTCTATCTCAATGTATACTATCTAACTCAAAGTCATGCCATACTTCATATAATAACCTATCACCATCATCAATTGTATCTATTCGGTTTCAATTGCTTCTTCTTTCTGCATAAGTAGGTTGTAGTTTAAAACTACCTTTTCTTGACATACCAATGTAATTGTAAATTGGTCTGTTTGTAATATCTACTCAATTAAGTAGAACTTTTCAGTTTGTAATTTTCATCATTTTTGTAGTATTTAGTAAATAAAAGGGGCTATCTGTAATAGAACAATAAATGGTCTGTATCATCTATTCTGTCTAAATGCCAACCAAGTGTTTGCATATAGAATAGCGTATCTATTAGTTTCTCTGTGTGTATTACTAAGTCATGCTTACCACAGAAAACTATATCAATTCCTCTTTTCATAAATTCAGTTATCATTTTCTAATTGTTAAATTCTAAACGCTACAATATTCTCAATTTCTATATCGTACTGTTAATGTGTTTGTTGTTATAAATTTGTCTTTTGTTAATTCGTATTCGGTATATGTTTCTCAGTCTCAATTGGTTTGTTTAGATACAATGATAAACACATTAGACAAGTCTTTTATCTTTTGGCTACCTTCAAATGTTCAGCCTCTATTTGTATGGTGTAATAGCATGATAGCTACTCATAACCTTTGCACTAATTCTTGTAATTGTTCCATACATTTGTTTTGGTTTGCTCTTGGGTTTTCTACCAAGTTTCACTCTATCTTACTAAATGTATCTACAACAAATAATTTATATCACTCTATGGCTTTTGCCTCTATTAGTTTTATTAAGTCTTCTAACTTAATTCCATTTGGGTTGTTGTAGTAGTCAAACTTTTCTAAGTTCGTTTTGACATATTCATCCATGTCTCTTTGTTCCATATCTGTTAATGGGTTTAAATGACTTAGGTTTATCTTGGACTTTCAATGGTTAAATAACCATCTGTTTTGCCATACTGTTTCTATTGGGAACTCTAAGTTGATATAAAACCCCTTAATACCTAACTTTGAATTTCTATCTATTATGTCCATAGCAAATGTTGTCTTTCAACTATTCGTTTCAGCAACAACAGTCACTAATTCTCATTCTAAAAAGCATTCAAACGGTCAGTCAAATATGTGTGCAGGGTATCTAAAACCAGTTTTTATTTCCATTTTACTAATTAAAAGATAATTTTGCTTTGTGTTTATTGTTGTATTCCATTACTAACTTGTTCATAGTTTCTTCTCAAAAGTCTTGTTTTAATAATGAATACCTTTCTTTCATACCTTCCATTTCCATATGCTTTGCCACTATCTGTTCCATTACTTGCTTTTTAATAATATCACTTGTAGGGACAAAGTCTCTAATTCGCCTTTCACATGCTGGTATGTATTTAGCATCTTGTAGTCATAACTTTATTTTCCAATTTAATAGCTTTATTTCTTCCATTACCTTTTCACTATCTTGTTTAATAAAGTTATTCTTAGCCTCTTGCTTTTTACCTTTCCTTGCATGTGGAAATTCTTTCCAAAACAATTCAAATTCATTTTCTTTATGAGATAATTTATTATCTCATATTTCTTTTACTTCTTCTTCTACTTCTACTTCGTTATCTTTTTTTGGGGTTTGACTTACCCTTTGACTTATCGTTGACTTACCCTTTGACTTATCACTACTTTCTAATTCTGACCTATTGTTTCATTCAGAGTTTTTAACAACTTTTGTTCTCTTACTTGTTTGTCAACCTTTTGAATTTCAGTCAGAAATTTGTTTACTTTTTTGCATTCTTTCTCTCAAACTTTCAAAAATAATTTGTTCTTTTTCTGATAAGTTTTTTGGTTCAACATCTTCAAACATGTATTCAACGAAAGCACACAATAACTTTTTAGACTTGTACACTTTGTAGAATTTGTACTGGTCTTCAAATAATGACACTCTGTTTCTCATTACATGTCTTTTTTGTTAAGAAATAAAAATAAGTAGGTATCGCACATCCATGCCAAATATCTACTTATTCTTATACTCTTATCATGAGTGCGACATAATGTCTTTCGAAAAAATAGATATTAGGCTTGGAGCATACTGTTGAGTTTCGGAGCAACAAGCCCCAAGCCTAATACCTATTCTTGCCCGAAACTTTCGAACAAATGATAAGGGGTTTTGGAATACTCTTGCGAAAGACAAAAGAAAAAACCCCATAGTATCAAACTATGGAGTTTTCCTTGCATAAATTATCTGAACTAATTGTGTCATTTAATTTAGGCGTGGAGGGGTTCGAACCCTCGACCTCATCCTTAAGAGGGGTCAAGTTATCTCACCACTACCATAATTCAATACTGTATCATAATTGTTCGATATAATTATAACTGAAAACATATCGAAAGTCAACACTTTTTTTAAAAAAAGTTTAACCAATTCTAAAAAGGGCTTTCTCAATTTCTGAAAAAGTCTGTAAAAAAACAATTAAAAATTTTAATAAAAAATTTCATTAACTTTTTGTTTCAAATTACTTTGCAATACATGACAATAATGTTCTGTTGTTTGTATATCACTATGTCCTAATAGCTCTTGTATTTCTCTAATATTCATACCTGCTTCTAATAGCCTTGTAGCATAACTATGTCTTAAACAATGTGCTGTTATTCTTTTATCTATTAAACCTTGTTCGTTCATTTCATCACTATATTTTTTTATAATTGCACAATATGTTTCTTTTTTAATTATATTTCAATAGTCGTATCATGAATTATGACTAATAAAAACGTTGTTTGTCTGAATTTCTGTATATCATGTTCGTGGTATTGGTTGTTCTCTCTCATACATATACTCTTTTAATAATTCTTGACTGCTTTTTGTAAAGAATACTCGCCTTGGTTTATTTCATTTACCAATTATTCTTGCTTCTCATTTCTCTATATCTTGTCTTTTTAAGCCAAGTATTTCTGATATTCTTAGTCAACTTGTATATCATATATTTATAAACAATTGCGACCTTAATGAATTTATTTTATATTTTTCTCTTTCACCTATCCATTTAAAAAATATATCAAATTCATTTTGTGTTATTGTTTCAATATAATTACTTGTGTATTTTTTTGTTTCTATTTTTTTACTATCTATTCATGTATCATAAATAATGTTTAAAAATTTTAGAAAACTTTTAATTGCAATTATTTTTGTTTGAATTGTAGAGGGTGAAATAGTAGGTTGTTTCGTATAGTAAATTGAATTGTGAGGTGTTTTTGTTTTTTGTAGGACAGTTTTATAGCTCTCAATTTCTTTCATTGTTATTTCATTTTCTGATACGATACCAAGCCCATTTCTGTTTTTTATAAAATTTAAAAATTTTTCTATGTCTCATGTATAGTTTTGAATTGTGTTTGTAGAAAAGTTTTTGTTAATTAGTCGGTTTTTGTATTCCCGTAGAATTTCATTTGTTATTTTCATAGTTTTTTAATTACAAAATAAAAAAAGACCAATAGAAATTATATCTTTTTGGTCTTTTGTTTTTAGTTTTTTTGACTTTCCGATATTTCAACCTTTGTCTGTTTTTTAATAATATTCAACGACAAGTTTTCTACCTGTTCTTTGGTTGAATATATGCTTTATTTCATCAAGTCTAATATATTTAGTTGTATAGCAATTTCTATTTACTCACATTTTTTGCTTTGTTCTTGCCATTGAAGTATCTATTCTAACAGGTAAAAAACGTGGGTCTTTTTTTATGTATTGAATACTTTTTCACTCAATAAGTGCTAATTGTTTCAAGTCATAACACTTTATAAGTTCATGACTTGTATTATTTATATGGTCTATAATTTCTCTTTTTTTAGTATCACTTATTTTAATTTTTGCCATGATGACTTATCACTTTTAAAAATTATTTTTCATCAATGTTTTTCTATCACTCTTTCAATGTCTTTTAGTCTTATGTACTTTATTGTATAAGGTTTTTTTTGGTATCATTGTTTACATTGCATTTTTGCTTTGCTGTTTTCAAACCTTACTTTTATATAGTTTCTTTTAATACTACCATTTTTAATTGTTGGTATGGTTGTATTGTCTTTTTCACACAATTCAGTTAATGTGTAGCTCTTTATTTCATCGTTATTTACTACGTTTTTTTCATCCATTTTTTCAAAATAAGAATATAAAATATAAATTTACTTGCTTTTTAATATTCTTTTTTTATAATTCAAGTGTTTGTAGTTTTCATCACTATAAACATATAAGTAATTAAAAGGGACAGGCCGTAGCAATACGGCCGTTTCTTTTTTTATATAAAAATTATTGTTTCTTTGTTGTCATAATGACTTATCATTATATTATTTTCTTCAATAGGTATTTCTCAATAATGATACCATCAATTCTTTTCTATTTCAATAGGTTTTCACACTTTAATTTCAGCGTTTTCATCCTGTTTTTTTAATATCTTTATAAGGTCTTTATTTTTCATTTTTAATAAATTAAATTATAAAACATCTTTTTCTTCCACTCGCATGTCATACACTATTTCATAGTGTTGCCATCTTTTTGCATCTTTTCCATCATATTCAATACAGTCTTCATCGTTGTTTTCTATAAAATTTTTCCAATTTTCTTCCATTTTTTCAATAGCCTTTTCTTTTGTACCAAATACAAAAGTTTTTGTGTCATCATTGCAAGGCTCAGCTCGTTGGTCTATCAATAAATATACTTTTTTCATTTTTTAATAATTTAATAATATAAAAATTATTGTTTTTTATAAAATATTATAAATTCTTAAAACAATATTTACAAAGTCATCAATATAACTTTTAATTTTATCGTTTTTTTTGTATTGTGTGTTGTATTCTTGAAAAAATTGTTTTTTTCAAGTGTTCTCATTTTCAATTGTAATACTTACATAATGGATATAGTCTCATGTGTTTTGTATTGTTCGGCTTGTTCTAACTCATTTATCTTGTCATATTTTATCTAAATAATCCAAAGAATTTTGGATATATCATAATAATTTTTCATTTTGTGTCATCTTTATTTAATTTTAAAATATAAAAAAGTCTCTCAATTTTCGCCCTTTACTTCAAATAAATAATTAGGATACATAACAAGGGCTTGTAATTGTTGTGTCAAGTTTTTGCAAAAAACTTGTAAAACGTTGTTTTTAAGTTGTTTAGTTTTCATCGTTTATATAAATAAGTAATTAAAAGGTTTTTTTAGTTTTTTAATAATAATAAATTGTTGTAAATTTCTTTATTTTCAATTATTCTTTTTGCAATTTCTTTGTTTGCTCTTTCTCTGTCTATAATTTGCAAGTCTTTTCAAAGTCAAAACATATTAATACATTTTGTATTATATCCCAATAATTCCAAATTTAATTTAATTTGTTTATCTTTTGCCTGTGTTTTTGATAACTTTGCAATAATATCAGCTTGCTTTTTACAACAAGCATTTAATTTTTTTAAAAATTCGTTGTTTTTCATCTTTTTAGTAAATAAGTAATTAAAAGAGTTGGAGGGCTTTTAAAAAGCAAAAAGCCCCTCTTTGTATGCTTGGTTGTAAACTATCCAAGCTTTGTCGCTTGCTTCATCGTAATTATATCCAATTTCTTGCAAGTGTTGTCTTACTGACATTTTCAACCAGTCGTATTTTTGCCAAGTGTTGTCGCAGTCTCTATTTATCATATCAATTAGGCTTTGTCGTGTGAATTCTGTTTTAGTTTCAATTTCTTTTATAATTTCTTTGTCTTCGTTTTCGGCTGGTTCTCTTTTACAGAAAACATACTTTGCAAGCTGTTCTGTTGGCTTGTCTGTGTCAAAATATTCGTAAATGTCTTCCATCCCGTTAAAAGTTCACATTTGAAATTGAAAAGCTATCCTTTCAACTTCTTTTTCAGATGGTCAACCCTTCCAAGATACGTCGACACTGTCACCCATTGAGAAACTCTTGTATTTACAAGAAAATTTCACTCATGGAAAATTTTGTTTCAATGCTTCTTTAATATAAGAAGCGGGAGTTTTTCTAGTTTCTTTCATTTTAATAATAATAAGTAATTAAAAAGGACATTTTAAATAGTCCATATTGTCCCCTTATTGTGTGTAGTGTGTTCGCTTCTAAGTGTGTAGCAACTTATTTATATAAAATAGAAATTTATATATAATAAGAATGGCAACAAAAAACCGTAGAGCTTTAAAGTTTATAAATAAGTAATTAAAAGGAACAACCAACAAAGGGACAATATAGACCATTTACAAAGCCTTAATATAATTTATTTTAATGTCCTGTCTTCATCATAACAATTACATTATAATCAAAAGTTATAAAAAATCAAGAGAATTTTCAAAAAAAGTACATATTTTGAAAAATAAAATACACAAAACATAGACAAGAACTAATAAAACATAAATTAAAATAAATTGACAAAATATGAAAAAATGATAAAAAAACGACAAAAATTTTATAATTTTGAGAAAATCAAGAAATATCGGACAATTTTAGATACATAAAATATCGGACAAACAACAGTTTAAAAAGTATGAAAAGTTATACAAATATAACAAAATAAAAACTATATATATAGGTATAACAACAAGGTCGCAAAATTACACAATTTACACAATACACAATAAATAGTAAAGCATCGCAAATAAACACCATTTACACAATATCGCCAATTACTCTATTTTAATAAGATAAACTATAACTTAATAATATAATATACTATACGTTGAATTCATGATACATAAACAATACACAATTAAAAATTATAAATACTTTAAAAACTATAAAACCAAAAAAGAGAAAAACTAGTTCTAAACTCTTAAAACTCTTTCTAATTTTCACAATAAATTCTATTCTACATTGCACAATATAACTTGTGCAAATTACAAAACATAGGTATAACCTATCAAAATTCAATTTTCATTTTAAAAGCATAAAATAAGTAGACAATATTAGACAAAAAGCAAGGTAAAAACAAGCAAAAAAGAAGACCCCCACCCCCCAAAATGAGGCAGGGGGGATAATATTTATATCTATGCTTCGCTATTTTTTTCCAAAAACAAGGTTGTAAATTTTACAACTATTTTATATTCCTTCTCATATTTTTTTCTTGGGGAAATATTTTTGGTTGTTATTTTGACAACTAAACTTGCAAAATGCATAGAAATGTTTACAACTATTTGGGGGTATAGATGTTATTACGACAACTTTTCTCGGGGTTTAGATGAAAATAGTTTTATATTATAAAATAATAAAAATGAGGCTAGTTTTGTATAAGAACAAAAAAGAGTTGTTAAAGAGATGTAAGAGAGATGAGAAGGATGTAAGGTGGTTTGATAAGCAATTAGAGAGAGGGAATATAGTTGCAGTAGAGAGGGATGAGGAGATAGTATGATATTTTATAAGGGTAGAGTTAGAGAATGACATGATAAGGTTATGTGAGGAAGTATTAAAGAGTTATAAGAAGGAAGCAGAGGGTAAGGAATAGTTTTATAAATTAAATAAATAACATTATAGAAGACTAAATTAGAGAACATTCTCTAAAATGATGTTGTATTATGAAAAAATGTCTTGCAACTCACCCCAATTTCGTTAATTAGTAGTTGAAAGACAAAAGAACACTACTTTTTAGTGAGGGAATACTCATAATTGTGCTTAGTGCTAACGCAAAAGCACAATAGTAATTTTATGAGTATTTTTCTTTAAATGTTAAAAACAAAAGAAAGTATAGAGCTTAAACGACAGAAGAAGTGGGAGATGCTTAAAAAGAGTACACAATTTAGATATGATGTATTATTAAACAAGTATAGAGCTAAATTAGATGGAGATATAGAGAAAAGAAGACTTAAACATGAAAGAAAGATAAATGCTTATCTAAATAAGAAAAAAGTTGAGTATCAGAGAAGGATGAAGAATGAAATTAGAGAAATGGAGAATAAACCACCTGTTGTATATAAGAAAAGAGTAAGTCCTGTTAAAAAACCATTACAATTTGCTATGGAACTAGCTCAAGAGAATGCAAAACTTAGAGATACTAATGCAGAGGGAGTATGAAGATGTATTAGTTGTCATCAAATAAAAGAATGGAAAGAGTTAGCATGATGACATAGATATACTAGAAGGTATAGTACAATGTGTTTAATGAAAGAAAATATAAATGCACAATGTCATACCTGTAATTATATAACTTGACCTATGGGGAGTGTTAAAAAGAAAACAGAGACTAATAATGAGTATGATAAGAGTATTGTAAAGAAATATGGAGAAGAATGACTACAGAAATTAAAGACAGCAGTGTATAATTATTTTCATAACAAAGCAAAAGCATACGACTTATATAAAGAAGTGCCTAAACTCATTAAAGAGAATGAGGAATTATGGAAGACAAAGAACTTCTATTGTCCAAGAAGGAAATGGAGAGAGTTATGGGCTACACATGAAGAAGTTACTCTTAAGAAGTAACACTTTTATTTAAACAGAAAAATATGGTTAAACGAGATGATATAACACTAGATGATGACAAGTTCATGAAAGAGCCTAAGGAAGAAAAGACTTTAGCGACTAGATGAGTTAGTAATTTAGTACCTAAAGCTAAGAGAAGGTCAGCAGTAGAAGACAGTTTAGATACATTAGAACAAGCATTTAGACTAGATGCTACTGTAGATGAGGCTTGTGTATTAGCATGAATATCTGCACCTTCATATTATAAGTATATGGCTGAACCAGAACATGAAGAAGCAAGACTTAGAATGGAACAAGCTAGGAACTGGACAAAGTTAATAGCAAGAGCTGCAGTATCAAATGAAATATGAAAATGAAATGCAAAAGTAGCATTAGAGTTTTTGAAAATGAGAGATAAGAGATATGCAAACAATGAGTTAGTAGATGATGTAGTGGACAATAGTAAGGTTGTTCAATTTATATCAGTAAACACAAACAAAGAATGAGATGGAACAAGCCAGACTGACTGAGCGAATGCCATAGAGCAAAAATTACACTCTGACTTATCTGTGAGTATCTGAGAGAGTGAGACTGAAACGAAGATGACATGATGGGACAATGAGAAAGAGATGTTAAAGAGGTTAAACTCGTAGAATTTCAACAGTGGATATGAGCAAAGATACCTGCAGAGGAAGAAGAATGATATAGCACCAACCCAAAGAGTGTAGCACAGAGAAAGCGAAGAAACAAGAAAAAGAAGGAGTATAACGACTACTTAGAAGAACTTAGAAAAATGAGACAGAGATAATTTTGACTTTTTAATTGTAGATATAGGGAATATTATGCCAGCGAAGAATATAGAGATAAAGTTAACAGAAAACCAGCAAAAGGCATTTAATGTTCTGATGGACAATGCGCATACTGCTATAGGTTATGGTTGATGAGCTGGATGAGGAAAAACTTACTTATGAATTATCTGGCTATGGAGAATGTGTAACCAATATCCTTGAGTTAGGTATGCTCTAGTCAGAGATACTATCAAGAACATTAAACAGACATCAGTTATATCGTTAGAGAAATTTTATAGGGACTATGACATCCCTATGGAAATGAGATGAAACCTAAACAATGTATCTAATGTAATAACATTTAAGAATTGAAGTCAGATATTATTAAGGGAATGATGTTATTTACCACAAGACCCTTTATATAATAGGTTTTGAAGTCTAGAATTAACTGGTGCATTTGTTGAAGAAAGTGCAGAATGTCCATTAGATGGAATTGAAATATTACAAACTCGTGTATGAAGGTTTAAGAATACAGAGTACGGAATATTGGGAAAGGTGTTAGAAACATTTAACCCTAACCCATGACATGTATATGAAAGGTATTATCTAGGAAAACATAAAGATGGAGATAAAGCCATATTCATACCATCTCTAGTCTACTCTAATAACTTTATAGATAAGGGTTACATAGAGAACTTAGAGAGAGCAAACCCAGCAATTAGGAATAGGTTATTATATGGAAAACGAGACTTTGATGATAATAGCCGACTACTATTTAAGCAATGAGATATAGATAGGTTAAAGACAAATGAAAGCAAAGGAGATGTTTATTACTTAATATGTGATGTTGCTAGGTTTGGTAAAGATACGACAAGGATAAGTTTACGAAAATGAAATACATGGATAAGAGTATGGACATATGCTAAAAGTAGTGTTGAAGAAATTAAGATAGCAATAAGGCTTATACAGACACAGTATGATATAGAGCCTAGAAATATTGTAATAGATGCAGACTGAGTAGGATGATGAGTAGTAGACTGAATAGAATACTCTACTGGGTTTATAAATAATAGTAAGCCTGTAGAGACTGGAGTAAAGAGCAACTATGCTAATTTAAAAAGTCAATGTGCATTCTTATTACAAGATAAAGTGCAGAAATGAGAGATAGCCATTAAATGGGAACATTTAACAGCTGATAAGGACTGGGAGATATTAACTCAAGAGATGTTAAACCTATATATAGATGAGAAGTCTATAGATGGTAAGACAAGAATTGAGCCAAAGGAGAAGATGAAGGAGAGAATAGGAAGGTCACCAGACTTATTAGATACCTTAATAATGAGAATGTATCCTTATTTAAGATGGAGTGAAACAGAGATAACTTGATATTTAACTTCTATAGAAAGATAAATGGTTAAATTAACTGATGAGTTAGTACAAAAGATAATATGAGAGTATAGACATGGTTTTGATGCCAATAGGAGTAAGAACTCTCATTTTATGTCTCAGAAAGACATATATTCAACTAAAAGAAACGATGAATTATTAAGAAGTCAGATATTCTGGTCTTGTGCTAGGACTATGCAAGCTACTTGTATAGTTAATGAGCCAGATGTATCTTGGGAAGATGAAAATGTATTATTCCAAATGGAAGCAAGGAATTTTACAGACATGTTTAAGACTGACTATACTAATGAGCATTGGGACTTTGACAGATACATGGGGTTAGAAGATGTATGTAAATATGGTAAAGCAGTATTCTTATTTAGTGGATACGATAAGAAGAAGAATGTACCTATTGTACAGAGAATAGACCCACGTTTTGTATATCCTTATAATGATGGTAGTTTATTAGTGCCTGACTACCCTTTCTTTGGTTTTGATAGGGTTATTACAAGACAAGAATTAGAACAATTACCAGTATCTGCAAATAAAGAGTTCAAAGAAATGATATTGGGACATTATGACATATATATCAATTGACTGGAAACAGAAGATGCCTTCTTAAGAAGCATTGCTACATGTTATAACCCATCTACATGACATTATACTATCCACTATCATTATACCTATATATATGATGAAGAAAGTGGAGAAAATAAATTGTATTTGGTATTAATGTTATCAGACCAGATACTTGATATATATGATGTACCAGAGACTAATAATGTAATACCAGTTGCTGTATATGGTTTTGCATATGATGCAGCAGACTGGCGAGGAATTAGTCTATGTGATATTATCGAAGACTGACACAGAACAGAACAACTATTATTAAACTTATATAAGATAAAAGTTACTCGTGAAGCTATGGGATGAAATATATTCATAGATGAGCAAGTATTCTTAAATAATATCAACACATTAAAGAACCAAAGTATTAAGAATAGGTGGTATCCAGTAAAAATGAGAGACCTTACTAAGCCTATTTCTAGTATGGTATATGAATTACCACAAACACAGATAAGTACAGACTTATATAATAGTCTATGAATGATAAAGAACAAAGCATTAGCAGAGAGTTTTACAAATGCTACTGCTCAATGACTTGGTTTAAGTGCTAATTCAGACCCTAATACTGCTACAGCAAGTAAGATACAGAAAATAAATGCTAATATGATAACAAGTTTACAAAATAGTATATTAGCATATGGAACAAAGCAATTTGCTGAATTATATAGAGACTATATGTTATATTATTGGAGAAATAGCAGTAAGAAAGTAATTAGGAGAGTAAATAATGGTTTAAGTTGAACATATAAGAAAGTAACTAAGAAAGATATTCAAGGAGACTTCTCAATAATGATAGTAGACCCAATATTAAGAGATATTATCTACCAAGAGAAGAAATGAGCATATTTAGAACAATATAATATGTTGGTATCTGACCCAAAGACGCCACCATTCTTATTAAACAACATAAGAAAGGCTATTGCATATTATAATGGACTAGATGAGAGTGAGATAGATAGTGTAACAGAGTTAGATATGGAAGAATACCAATGTAAAATGGATGTCTTACTTCTTAACCAAGACATATCTATCTATATTCCACAGAATGCCAATATCCAAATGAGGTTATGGTATTATAACAGAGCAGAAGATACAGATGCTAAACAAAGGGCTATCCAAGCATTACAATATATGGTACAACAAGGTTTAGGAACAGAGCAAATGAATATGGCAGCACAGCCAAAGGTAACGGACTTCAAAATGGCTTGAGAGAATAACGACCCACTAACTAATATCAATTATGATAGTGTAGATAACTTAGGAAGTGGAACAGGTTTCTCAGAATGAAGTAGAGCTAATTGGAGTAGAGACAAATGAGATACATTAAATGTTTGATGAATGCAAAATTTAGATGTGTCTAACTGAATATGATAAGTTTTATTCTTAAATATATAAGTATGACATTTAAAAAATGACAAAAACCACCAAAGAAATGACAAAAAATGAAAGAACAGGTGGTTGAAAACATTGAAAACACAGTTGAGACCGTTGTAGAAAATGAAATAAACAACGAGATAGAGGCTGAGTTGGAGAATGTTAAGGCTGAAAGTAAAAATGAACAAACTGAGAAAGCAAATGATGTAGTTTGAACAGTATGAGGTACAGATGTACACATGCAAGCAAGAGGAATAAGGTTTCAGAAATTTGATGCACCAGTTCCTATGTTCATGATAAGAGATGATGAACTTAGAAGCTACTTAGTAACAAAAGGTTTCTGAACTAATGTATATCAAAAGAGCAAAGAATGGTTAGAGAGCCATTGAGCTGATATGAAAATGATAGAAAGACTTAAGAAATATGTAACATGATGTTAATTTATATCTAAACACAGGTTATGCAACGACAAGTAATGAAAGACTTAAACGACATGATAAGAGCTGAGCCTAGAAAAAGTGAGCCAGACTTAGAAGGTCTAAAGAGAAGCATGACAAAAAGGAGAAAAGCAGAGAGGTATAGGGAAATGATATATCAATATCTAAGGAAGTATGAGAAACCTATCTGAATGTTATCAAAAGAAGACATAGCTATCATGACAGAATGAATGAACACATTAGATGTAAGTATGTTCATGGATGAAGTGAAGAAATGTCTTGAGGTTAATTGGGGTAAACCAATTAAACGAGTAATACAGAATAACAAGTCTATTTTATTTACTAAATAATATCAATGGCTTTAGAAGAAGAATTGATGGAAAAGGAAGAAAATGTTGAAGTAGAAGTTAAGCAAAAGAACTATAACGACCTTACTGATGAAGAAGTAGAGGCAGTAAAGGAATTGAAAGCATCTGCATGATGGGAAGTACTTAAGAAATGTATAGAGAAAAGAAAGGATGCAGAAGAAAAAAGTATTTTACATCAAATTGAAGATGGTTTCATTAACCCATCATCTCAAGGTTTCACAGTGTTTAATGTGTTATGAGGGTTTATACAAGGAATGTGAATGACTGAAAGAATGGTAGATGTTATTACACAAGACCCAGAAGAAGTTAAGAAAGCACAAGAGGCAATGGAGAAAGCTGAGGCAATTATGAGATGAGAAAAGGTTGAATGAGTAGACTAATACTCTCAAATAGTCAAAGACCGAAGTTGCAAGTCTATAAACTAAACAATTGTAGTCCAGTTAATGACTTAAAACTTAATTCGTGTTCGTAGAATGGCACGAGTTTACATTCTATTATATTACCATGACAGACATGGAAGAAATTGATAGCACTGAATGAGAGCAAAAAAAGTCTGGGTATGCTGCATTGAGAGAAAAGCATGCCGAAGAAGTTAATGCTCTTAAGGCAGAAATTGAAGAATTAAAAGCTGGAAGAATGGCTGACAAGAAACTTTATTTTGAGAACACAATGAAGAATAGAGGTTATGAATGAGACTTCTGAGCATTCGCTGATAAATACTCTACTCTAGACATAAACGATATGGTTTCATTGTATGAATGACAGAATTGAAAGAAAGTAGTTGAACAACCTAAACCAGAAACAAATTCAGAGGTTTGAGCTAAAAGTGTTATCGCATGAGCCAACCCAACAACAGAGGTAAATGCGAAAAAACTAAGCGAAATGACCCCACAGGAAATTATTGCTTATGCAAAGAAACAACCTCGATATAAATAAGTAAATTAGTTGTTGAGTGGCTGTACATTTTATATTTAAACATTTTAGAAAAATGGCAATTACTCAAACATGAACAGCTACAGACGCTTTGTGAACAATAGCAGTTAATGCAATTGATGATGCATGAAACTCACAGTCTGTATTAGTAACTTTACTTAGAAATTCATTCTTAAAGAATGGAGAACCATCTACTGTATTTATGAGGTTTGGACAACCTGCAGTATCACAAGACTGATACAAGTCAGTTACTTGGCCAAGACTTAACCCTATGAAGACATCATTAGCTGATGCTATGATAGCTCACGAAGGTAATACACCAGACCCACATGACAACACTATTACAACAATAGTTGCTGAACCTGTACAATTGGGAGACTGGACAATGATAACAGACTTATTGAATATGGAAACATTATTACCTATTATCGCTGCTCAAGGAGAAGAAATGGGAAATAATGCGTGAAGAATTATCGATGAATATATTCAGTCTGTATTAGAAGCTGATGCTTCAATTGGAGAAATTTTGGCTGGTACTGCTGCAACTAGGGATGCTTTAGCACCTTCTGATACTATGGACTTCGACCTAGTATTAAAAGCTATAACATTCTTATCTGCACAAGGACAAACATGAGAAAAATTCAAGATAGTTATGCACCCTAATACATTTAGAGACTTCTGTGCAAGTTCTTCAACAAACACATGGTTGAACAAACTTATCTACGAAGACTACAAATGAATTAAAGATGGATATGTAACATCTATGGAGAACTTTGATATTTATATTTCAGCTAATGTAAAAGCCTTCACAATTACACCTTCTGGATGAACAGCTTTCACAGCTTATCCTACATATGCTTTCAGAAGTGGTGCTTATGGAGTTTCTAGCTTAGACACATTAGAAATGATATATAAACCATATGGAAGTGCATGAACATCTGACCCATTGAACCAAAGAGCAACTATCTGATGGAAATGTGCATATGGATGTGCTGTACTTAACCCATTCTTTATTGTAAGGATGCTTTCAAGAGCTTCTACAAACTACGAATGGCAAGTAGCATTATAGTACTAAACTAAAGTTTACACAAAGTTTAGTAAGTTCCTTAGGACAGTCTACTTATATATCCCCTGCTGCTGAGGTAGTGGGGGAAAATAAGTAAATTGTATTTATATCTTAAATTAGTAGATGGCAACAGTACAAACAAGAATAAATGGTTGGGCAACTGAAGAATTAAGATGAGCAACACAGGTAAACAATAGTGTACTATTAGCATGGTACAATAAAGGTTTACAAATATTTCAGAAAGCATTATTGGAGTATGTATCTGGACAACAGAATGTATCTTCAATATTTAAAGACATAGATAAAGATGTAGCTGACTACACATTACCATTATGAGAGGCATGAGTGCCTGACTTTTATAGTATTATTCAATTAAGGGTAGCATATAAAACAGATAAGAACTGACTACCATTATATAGAGTATGTAAACCTATAAACTTATCAGACTACAACATTAGACCTACAAGTAATGTATATGACAGTAATAATGAATTAGAAAGACAAGGTGGAAGGCAATTCTGATGACCTTATGTATTAGATAGAATTTCTATGTTAAGTCCTAGATATATGTTCACAAGTAAGAACAGTATCAAGATATACCCTACACCAATTGAGGATATAGAGAACTGACTATCATTAAGTTATAACTATATACCACAACCTGTAGCACTAAATACAGATGAAAATACATTGAATTTACCACGATATTTCTTTGATGCTATTGAGGACTATATGACATTTAGGTTATATCAAGCAGAGAACCCAGAGATGGCACAATGGTATTATCAACAATTTGAAAGTACATTACACGATAATATATATGGTCTAAACAAAGATAAAAGACCTATTGAGGAAAGTTTTGCAGATACTACATATTTTAGTCATTACTAAAAGAATAAATGGCAGTATGAGAAAAGAAAACACAATGAGTAATAAGCCAAGTAAGTTGGACAGACTGAACAGCACAAGATGTATATTATGGGTTAGAACATAGTTTCCAATATAGTGCAAATATAAACTGTGATGATGAGATGCACGGAATTAAACTTGCTAATAAAGCTATTCATACAAATAATTGTGCTAATTGTCAGTTGGTAAGTCTTGGTAATTATTGAGTATTGGCATTACCATCTACAACAGACACAGCACCAAGTAAAATATCATATACTTGAAGCACTTGGTCTATACAAAGCAATGTATGACCTAGTGTTAAACATAGTTGAGCAGATACTACACCTTGATGTGTATTCCAAGATAGGTTTTGGTATTGAGTTTGAAGTTGAATGGTAAGTATATCAGTGACATGAAGTTGAACAACAGATGTTTACCATGCTGTAGACCATACAGATAGTACAGATGAGAGTATATCAGATAAAAGCACATGAAACTGACACTACTTTACTTGAGCAATAACAGCGATACTTAATTATAACAATACAAGGTTAGTTGTTGCTTGTTGACAAGAAATTTGGGTATATTATCCAGAATTAGACACAAGAGAAACTGATAGCTGATGAGCATTATGAGTAACTGGTTGGAAGAAAGTATTAACTTATGAAGCATGAGTAACTATTGTAGGTTTAACTTGTACGTTTGAATACTTAAAGACTTGGTGTGTAGATGAATGATGGAATACTAAAGTTTACTATTATCAATGAAATAACAATTTAAGAGATACGTTTGTATATAACGTAATTGACCTTACATGAGAGAAAGTATTGAGAGTATATTCTATTAACTCAGTAGACTACTATATAACAAGTATAGACTGAACAGATGGTAATGTAAACCTAAATAAAATGATAGGTAATGTACCTGTTCAATTATTCCATGAAAGATGAGGTTTAGACCCATTAGATGTACAATATAAAGCACCATATTTTGTATGACCTTGTGCAGCAAATGCACCATACAAAAGTGGTAGGTTTTATGTTGCTGATGCTTATGGAGTATTCCAATTCAAACAAACACCTAATGGTTTCGATAAATGATATATGAAATGGAAGCTAAGAGACTGACCTACATCATTAGATGGCACAAGAAGTGTTAAGGTATATTGAGCGTGTGAAAATAAAGGTTTCTTATATGTTTCAGATAGTACATGAGTATGGGCTATGAGGCTATACGATACTTGAGTAGACTGATACCAAAACAATTATCCATGAGTGTTAATTAGTAGAGAATTTGAGTGAAAAGAATGATGAACCCTTACTAAAATGTTAGATGAAGTAAGGCTTAATTTTGAGTTAAACCAAAACGCAAGTAACAATGTATGAACAATAGACATATATGTAAGTCCTAATAACTTATGGAAGTCTACTTCTTCATTTACTGAGGCTAACTGATGGTATCATGCTATGACAATTAGTTCTACAAGTAAATGAACAAGAACAGAAAAGTCTAACTTATTAAATAACTTATGAGCTAGTAGTAAGTCAAGTTTTACATTTGACTGGCAAACAATTACTTATGCAATAGTTATGAACCAAAGCACAAGTACACATGCTACCCCTATTGTTAGACAGATAGACTTAATGTATCACACAAAAGACAAAGTAAATAATGTTTATGATATAAACTAATTAGATGCAACGAACACAATTTGACTGAGAACACGACTATTTGGCTACTCCATGAGAGTACCCTATCGCCGATAACGAAACACATAGTACATATGACCAATTCATACAATTAAGGGACACATTAATATTTAGTGGAAAGTATTATAATGATAAAGCATGAGCAAAGTTAATAGTATGAGCAAGTAAAGAAACAATAGAAGTAATATGGAAGAATAGATGGAAAATGTCATTTGAGCCTTGATATGCTTGAGATGTAGAAAACTTAACAAGTTTAGAGGCAGAATGACCTTATGTAACATGGTTATGAGCAGATACACAATATGCTACTGAATATGCAGCATTCTGACCGTTAAGTTGTATTATTAACCAAGATGGTAGATATAGAATACAACATAAAGAAGAAATAAACCCAGTAGCATGAACAGATACGGTATGTTGTTACATAGATATATATAGAAAGGATGCAAATGATACATACCAATTATTATTCAAATGATGAATAGCAGTATCTTGGTGGAAATGAGCATTTAACAAGACATTTAGTTGAACTACAAGTTGAACAGACCCAAATGGTAGTTGTAGTGTAAATGTAAACTTCAAGTTATGAGACATATTACAGAAAATGCCTACACGATGATATATAGAAAGGGACTTAAAGAAATGAGACATATTAGTTATGAGAATGAGAGACCAAGAACCAGATACAGCATGAACATGAGAGCCAAGATGAAATGAATTAACATTAGAACCTTACTCAAATTTAATGAGTGTAGAATATATAGACTTACCACTAGGTAATTGAAACTAATTTAATTATTAACTAATTATTAAATGGCAGTAAAAAAGACCGAGACAACCATATGAGGTAATAATTATTACTATCCATGATGACAATTGACAACCCAATGACAACAGAATAGCCTAGTGAACACTGGTGCTGTTGCATGAATACCAGATAATATTAACCTAGATAATAATACAGTATGAAATGCGCAACAAACATCATGAACAAAGATAGAAGAAACTATTTGAGGTAATAACTATTATTATCCTAATGGACAATTAACAACTCAATGACAGCAAAATGCTCTAAATGGTACTGGACATGTTGCTTGAATACCACAATGACCTCAAACATCATTAATTGAACCAATACAACCTGCCGAAGTTCAACCTGCACCAGTTGAAGCTACTCCAACACAACAGAAGCCAAAAACTACTAAAAAGACAACGAAACAGCCTAGCACTCCTACTTTTCAAGAACAAGAAATACAACCTAGTGAGGATATAGTTAATTGGGAAATACCAGAAAGTTGGAAGAAAAAAGAAGAAGAACAGCCAACTAACAACAATAATGAACAGGCTGTAGCTGATATGGAGAACGACTTAGCAAATAGTGCTAACTGAATGTTATACGGTAAGGTAACGGCTGATGAATGAGGATATGGTAATGCAATACAAACACAAACAGATGCTTATAATGCAGAGATAGCAACTAACCAAGCAAGAATAGCAAATTTCAAAAAATTACAGTCTATGAGTTCTGAAGATATTGCTACAAGTATAACATGATGATATACTCCATATGGAGACCAAGCAATGAGAGACTTAATGCAATACAACCCAGAAAAATATGCAGAGGTACAACAATTTATTAAAGAACAGAAATGACAAAACAGCATAAATAGTATTACAACTGGTAATACATCATGAATAAACACCACACAAACATCTATAGATAATGTTAATAATTGAGTAGATAGTTGGGCTGATAGTCTTTCTACTTCTCCACAACAAGCATGACAATTGATAACAAATATAAGCACATCAATGTCTAATAATTGAGTTGCTACTACAGCTACTCAAGAGATGTTAAACTTAAATGCACAAATGGCAGATATACAAGAAAAGATGGCTAATGTAAAGAAAGAGGCTCAAAAAGCATTTAAGTGAGATGTCCCACAATATATAGTAGATGCTTTTGCAAATAATAGACTACAAGAATATCAGTCTCAATATAACAAATTAGAGAGTAGATATAATGCAGCTATGGACTTGTATAAGACAGAGTTAAGTAATGCACAATGGCAAGAAGAAATGAATTTAAAGAAACTACAATATCAGCAAGATGTTAGCATGAATAATTGGAAAATGTATTATCAAAATATGCAACTTAAACAAGATAGTATTAAACGAGTAGATGGTAAGGCTTATCAACTTAATTATGACTGAACAATGACACAAATAAGCGATACTACTGCATATACAACATATCAACAGAATACAAGTCAATTATTACAATGATATATAGCACAATATACTAATGGTTGAGCTACAAAAACAGCTAACTGATACAAATACAATATCAGCTGATGACAATGTGAGGCATTTACTGATAATTTTACAGAAGCTGCTACATGACTAAGAATGACATGAGCAAATGGTAGATGATGGACAACGGCTGAAGAAAAAATTTGATATATTAATTCGTTTACTCCAGAAGTATGAAGCGTTGCTGTTGCTGTATGATGAGCATACGATAGTACATACTGACATACAATGCTAGTTACATGATATGACCCAACCACACAAATGGTAGACTTATTATGGAGTAATAATAATGGAGATGAAATGGTATATTCAAGTAGTATGTCATTATCTCAATTAATGAATAGTTGAGTTAAAGGTTTCCGAAACCCATATTATGATATGGCTGCACAACAAGCTACTAATTCAGAAAACTCTTATTGATATTTCAATACACCTATGGCAAGTGTATTTGATAGGCTTACTGAAGATACATCATTAAATGCAGGTCAAAAGTCAAAGATACCTGTTGCTATGGAGATGTATAATACATTATATGGTATAGTATCTGATGGCTCTTGGGATGCTTTAGCAAATAGTAAAGATGTAGCTTTAATATATCAAGATATGAAAAACCAGTCATTTGGAACAACTAATGATGACTGAGCAGCATTTAAGAAAGCATTGCAAAAGTCTATTAGAAATAGGTTATCAGAGACTACATCTGGTACACAAGCGTATAATGCTCTATTAAACTTACAAAGACTTATAGAATTGAAACTAAGGGATGAGAGTTGAGCTGCTATTAGTTCTTCTGAACGGATGTCTAACTTCTCTATGTTATTACCACAAGCATGAGAAAGTGCAGCATCTAAACAAAACAAACTAAATACATGGAATAATATAATTGCTACTAAGTTTATATCATCTGGTTGAAAGTCTAAAGAGTATGTAGCAATATGAGTTGTACCAACAACAAGAGAAATATGGTAATTAGGTAATTTATATTCTAAACACAAATAAATGGCAACACCATCGTATAAATGATACCAAACATCTGTGTTAGCTTGAATGTGAAATGAAGAAGCAATAAGAAATTCATGGAGTGAAGTTCCATGATATGAAATGTTTGCTAATACATGAACACAAAGCACACCTACAGATACTTGACTATCTAAGAACAAAGAAGTAGAAATTTGACTAGGTAAAAGTGTGTACAGTCCAATGTCTGATAGTCAAAAAAGAGAATACTTAGATAGCTTAACAGATGAGCAATATAGACAGATGTATAATTATAAAAACCAATGATATTCGTTTGAAGCTAGTAGAACACTATTAGAAAACTCTGAATGACTTGCTAACCCTACAGCACAATGAACAGATAAATACAACCCTAAATGAAATTTCTTCAGAAATATGGTATGATGAGCATGAGATAGTGCTACATGAATAGGACAATTCTTATGAAATACTGCTGCAGATATTATAGGTCGAACTGCTAAGAAATTATGAGCAGATGAAGATAGAGTTAACTATCTAGTAGATGACTTCAAGAATTATCTTGAAGATAGCAAAATATCTAAGTCAGTAAAAGCTAATACTAATTCATGAACATATAAGGTTACAAAATGAGTTACAGACTTAGCACAAGTTGTATGACTAGAATGAATTGCTAAAGATGCAATGCCTAAAGTAGCTTGAAAACTTTGAGCATTAAGAGAAGCTTGACTAGGATGAAAAGTGGCTGCATGAGCATTAGAATGAGCAGCAGATATGGGACTATATAAGATAGTTTCAGATAGTGAAATGCCTACATGAAAAGACTTAGCTATATGAGCTGCATTATGATGAGCATTACCTATAGCATGAGCATGACTAAAAGCTGCTTGAAAAGCTATTAAGAAAGAGGCTTGAGTATGAGCAGAGAAACTTATTGAGAAAATAACTAAAGTGTCTCCTGCTAAACTACAAAAATTTGAAAACCAATTTGGAGAAAATGTGGGTAAATTCATGAATGATAGATGACTAAAGACAAGAAAAGATGCGGCTGAATATTTTGTAAATAACATAAAGAAAGTTGATGAAGCATTATGAAGTATTCAATGAACATTTAAGTCTCCTGTAGTAGATGATGTATTAACAGAAAGTATTGAATTTGCTACAAAAACAGCAGATAATAACTTAAACAGACTATTAGAATTACAACAAAAAGCAACTAATGAATGACTTACAATGTCAGAAGTAAATGAAGTTAAGAGATATTTTGAATGACATACTAAGTTTACTTATGGTAAGTCTCAAGATGCAATTAAAGCATCAAAGGCTACAAACTTAGATACAAGGCTAAGAGAATGGCAAATGCAGACAGCAAAAGAAAGTTGACTAGATAATTTAGCACAACTTAATAGAGAAACCCAAGCAAGTAGATATATACTAGATAATGCAAAAGATGCTTGAGAATGAATACTATGACCTGTAGATGTAACTGATGAATTGTTAGCTATCCACTATGGTTGACTAGACCGAGCATTGTCTACATATGTAACAAAGAGCTTATTAAAGTCAGCTAAATTCCAAGCAAAAGCTGTAGATATACTTAATAGGTTGGCATGACATCAAAATATAGAAGCAATACTTGCTGACTTAGAAACAATTAGTAAAGTAAATACAGAAAAAGAATTTGAAGCTCTTATGAAAAAACGAGAATTAGACCAAGCATTACCTGCACCTAAGGCTTGATGAGTAAATGATGCTTGATATACAATATTAGAACAATGAGAAAATATGGTATCATGACCTAATTGAAATAAAGTAATGGATAGTGTAACAGAAATTTGATGATGAAATACACAATGATATGTTAATGGTTCACAGGCTGTGAGGCCACAAGTTGAGGTATCTACACCAAAGGCACAGACTAAGGTGGTAGAACAAACAAAGGCTGTAGAACAAACACCAAAAGTTAGTGAAACTGTAGTAAATTCAGAAAAACCAAACTTAAGAGAAATGTTATGAGATGACTATTATTCATACTTGGAATGACAAGTAGAGATGGTAAACAAAAGTAGGAAATGAATAAAAGACCCTATTTCTATCGAAGACCTTGACTTATCTTCAGACTTCTATTACAACAACTACTTAGAAATGACTAATGACAAAATGAAAGAGTTACAGAAAAAGGCTGCAGAGTTGGCTAAGTGAAAACCATCAACAGCACTTACAACTGAGCAAAAAGAGTTGTTGAATAAGACTAAGTCAGAGAAAAAGAAAAGAGAGTTAATTAAACAACGACAAGATGAGTATATAGAAAAAAATTATAAGTGAGAAGAATATGAAGAATTGATGAAATTATCAGAGCAATTTGAAAAACTAATAGCAGACCAGAATAAGTGAATTAACTATCTAAGGTCATTACAAAAATAAGTCTTGACTTTTAAAAGGGTATTGTATATAATTACAGTACCCTTTTATCTACTTACTAAATGATGATGACTACAATTCGATGAGCTATTTTATTCTTTGGTTTACTTGGTGTTATAAAATTTTTAATATCTAATGCAGATAGAAAATTCCACGAAGAAGAAATGAAAAAAATGAGAGAAACTAAAAAGGAATTTCTAAAGAAACACAATATGACTAATGAACAACTACAAGATATGATAGATAAATGAATAGACTAAAATACCAATAAGTTCTAACATAAAAAAAGTCCTACATGAGTAGGGCTTTTTTAATAAAATAAAAACCCTAAATTTAGAATTTAGAGTTTTTAATATTTGATGCTATATATCATACTAGATAATAAACTTATATGTGTTTATAGCTTTCTTCGGTGAATATCCAAGAACTTGTCTCAAAACCCTTTCCCTTATGCTATATAATTTTTTATAGTTGTTTTAACCAAAAAAACACACATAAATTACTAATTTATGATATATAGCATGGGTAGGTTAGACAAGCACCAACTGTACACATTGGCTAAGGCTTTTCTTCGTATGTCATACCTTTCGCTTGCTGTTAGTAGACCCTTTCCAATTAACTACTAACACATTATTTCTAATGCTCGAGTATAATATACTCACAATATCTACATAAAAAAAATAAAAATTATACTTTTTTGCATTTTAATAAAAAACCCTATTTTCATAGGGCTTTCTATATTTATTTATTAACCTTATTTCTTTAAAGCTCTGTAAACCATAACTGCAACCTCTTTTCTAGTTGCTGGATCATCAGGTCTAGTTCAATTAGTTATTCACATTTCTATAGCTTTCTGATATTGTGCATTGAATACTAATTCATCTAATTTTCATGTGTCATCATGGTCTACTATAGCATATGTGCTAAATAGATATTGGTATTTATCAAAGTTAATATGGAAGAAACCTTTGTCTCCCCAATTCTCTCCAAAACTATTTATTGCTATGAAACCTGTGTCATCAAAGTCTATGATAGAGAAACAATGGTTTGCTCAATTTTCATCATATACAAATTCTTTTTGCTTACTTGTTTTACTCCAAGAACATTTACTACTTCATGTATAAATTAAGTATCCATTATTAATTGCATTCTTACACTCCTCTGCTGTTTTACATTTTAAATATCATTCTATTAGTTTTCTATTCTTAAAGAATGTCATAACAGCTTGTAAACTAGCTCATGAGTTTGGATAACCTCTCTCTGCTTGAAATGCTAACCATTTCCATCTTGGGTCTTCTTGTTCAAACTCTACTCAGTTCTCATCATATTCTCTCATTTGATAGCCATTATAAATAGCTGTTAAACCATATACACTACAAGCTTTTAAAGTGTCCTTGTTAGCATTTTGGTTTCGTACCTTAATTTTGTACTTATCTGCTATCCTTCATTTAGATAGTCATTCTGCATAGTCTTCCCAAAGAATATCATACTCACTTGGGTTATCATACACAGCATTTTGTGGTAATATTACTTCATCCATTGTTAATATTTATGAATTAAATTACTTGTTAGCATATCATTTATGCCGTGTGCTATTCACAACATTTTTTCTTTTGTCTCTGGATCTTGTGTCCACTGATATTCTTCTTCTAACTGTTTCAATAAGGCATATTGTTCATCTACATATTTACTCTTTTCTTCTTCTGGTAGTCGTTCAAAACTATTCATTATTCGTTTATATCATCTAAAAGCCTATTTATCTGTTGTATTCTTAACTCAATAACTTTCTTCTTATTTGCTTCATCTCTAAACGTTCAGTTATCATTAATTAGAACATCGAAACCATAACTATCTAGTTTCTCTTGTAACATATTAAACTGGCTTACCAATGCTCTTTTTTCTTCAATTAGTTTTTGTTTGTCTTTCATTTTATAATTTTATAATATAAACAAGTCCTCGTACTGTTCATATAAATAACACGCTACCAAATATGATAGCCAATATATTTTTAATTAGGTTAGTCATAAATTCTCTATAGAACTTAGACTTTCATGGTCGTAATATCTTTCATAATTTCATGTTACTTCTTACTACTAAAATACTCCTTTTCCATATCTAACAAACTTCACAATTCAGATACGATGTGCGTTTCTATCTTGTAGTAATTATAAATGTACTTATCTAAAACTTTTAATATTTCTCTTACAAACTCATCATTTAATATTTGCTTGTTGAATTTTAGCACATGGAGTAGTTGCTGTTGTGGCGTTTCCGAATTGAAAATGCGATGATAATTCACATGTGTGGTGTCGTTTATTCTCTCAATATTTAATTTATTACTTGTAAATTTTGTACCATCATCATTCGCACGTGGTATCATATGATGGTCGCTATATCTATTCTTCTTACTCATTTCTTATAAATAAAATAAAAGTCCCACAAAAAGTGGGACAATTAAATTATTCTTTTTTCGTAGGTAATGCTGACTTAATTTTGTCTCATCGTGCTTTAATTAACTCCATAATATCAAAAAAGATATTACTTCATGTTCATAAAGCTAGACCTACCATAATAGTTAGTCATGTGTTTATTTCTAGTCACAACATAGGTACTACAGAGAATGCACTTAAGATACCTAAAGCGAATGCTACTGCTACATTAACAGTTACTGTCCATTTACCTGCGAACTTTTTGTAAGCTGGTTTCAAAGCATTCACAATGCTTGTAATAACAGTAGAACACACAACTAAAACTAGAATTACATTAGTCATATTTATTTATTAACAAATAAATTACTTTCTTAATTCAATTTTTATCCATTCGATATCCTTCTGAATTGAACTTAATGTACTCTGAATTTGTACCATATCTACAGTCTGTTGAAATTCTTCTATTCTATTTATTCTGTTGTTCAGAGTTCATCGTGTAACTCAGAAACCGAATATAGCAACTATAAGACTAATTATTGTTGCTGGGTTTGTTAAATGTTCATATCGTTTCTTTTTTTCCATTCTATTTATTCTATTTAAAACCAACTGTAATATAGCCATCAATTCTACATTGAACAAATTATTTTTGAAATGTAGATATGCTGAGTATAAAGCATTCGTTTATAAATAATTCAACATATGCAAGTAAAAAAAGTTTATATGGACTTACAGGAATGAGTTAAAAAATGAAATGTTTGGAAATTAGAATGTGATGCATTCAAAAAACCAATTGAGTTAGAAATTCATTACGATGATACAGAAATTCAGATGTTTAACTCTCATATAGATGACATATACAAAATTATAGAGCAGAAAGAATTGGTAATAAAAGAACAACAAAAGCAAATTGAAAAACTAAAAGAAAAGCAAGACCATCTATTAGAATGATACATGAATGCTATGAACCATATATCTGAACTTGCAGACCAGAATGGAGAACAGAATGACCTAATAAACGAACTAAACAAAAAATTATGAAATACAAATAACACAGTTGAAAGTTTGAGTGGCACAATTCTTCGTTCGGCAAAGAAACTTAACGAATTTGAACAAAAGCTAATGGTACAACCTAGTGTTTTCAATGATAAAACATTCGTATCTTGATATGAACAAGTTGTGTTAGATAGCATAGATATACCAGATGGAGAATATCTAGTAATTAGTAAATTCAAGGTTGGAGAACATAACGAGTATGTAGAGAATAAAGATGAGATATTATTTGATAAGGTACATGTAAATGGTGGGTATGATGTTTGGTATCAATTAGAATGAAACTGAACAGACTTAGATACTCCAACAGCAACAATATATTATAATTTAGTATTTATACCTTGTTAATATGTATGTTTATGTAAGTGATAAGTGAAATATCATATTAAAGACAATGAATAGAAAGGTGGGGATACAGAACAGGTATAGGGAATACATAGTAAATTATAGTATGACAGACAACCTAATATTTGAGAACTGACAAGTTGTTAAATATGAGAACTCAAAGCAATATATAGAAGACACAAACAGATACCACTTAACAAAAGAATTAGAGCATACCCAAAGGAAGAATAAGGAGTTAGAAAAGATAGCGAACACAAAGATAAGAAAAGAAATGGAATTAGATGTAAAAGGAGAAGAACCAGATGAATATCATAGAAAACTTTATTTATTAAAAAATATGAGATGATAGCAACATTTGTAATGAATGGAGACCGAATGGAATTACCAGTAGATATATGAACAGAAATTTCAAAGTTAGAAGACAGATATACACCATGAGATAAAATAACAGATAGTTTTGGTGCTTTATATGATAGTCTATGTATTACAGCAGATGAAGACAATGCTTGACCTGTATTAGTTTCAGACTACACAGAAAATAACCAAACTAATGATGGAACAAGAGCAGACTATATTCAATTAAACCCAAAATGAGAAATACAACTACCACGAAATAGACAACTCCAAGCATTAAACAGACCAATGGTTATGTGACAAAGTGGAGATGTTGTAAAAGTAGTTGCTAGATAATTATTTTATTATTAACTAATTATTAAAAATGGCAATAGAACCAACAAATTTAGCAAGAGCTTGTACATATGAATGGAAACCAGTACGAGTATTGACAACAGATAACAAAAAGTGTCAGGCATTTCTTTCTCCTTATACATGAAACGACCTTTTCTATTATGATAATGAATGGAAGGCTTATGATGGAGAAACATTATTAGTATATGAAAGAGCTAATTGGAGAGAATATGATGCAGATATAGATGGAATGGCAGTACAATATTCTAATGATGTAATAAGGGTTATACCAGAAACAGAAACTGAGACTGAAACAGAAACTGAAACTCCTACTGAAACACCTACTGAAACAGAAACACCTACAGAGACTGAAACTGAAACTGAAACGGAGACACCTACTGAAACTGAGACAGAATAATTTAAACCATAACTAAATTCAAATGGCAGTAAGACTATATGAATGAGATAAAAACGAAGTCGGAGGAACAGCAATAGAGGTTACTGCGAATAAAGTAATTAACCTTTTATTAAGAAGTGAAGATAACTTATTAAAGCTAGATGATAATGAGTTATACTGCGACTTACAATTAGAGGACTGAATAGCAACTACTGACACATTACCAGTATGAGTAACTACTGGTAGAGTTTTAGCTGCTGACTGATGGGTAGCAACTTGAACAATGTTATGTTTCAAAACTACAAGTTGAGACTATGTAGAATGGATATATGGAGATGACTGAAAATTGTATGTAGATAATGGAACATGAACATTTAAGCAAGTATATCTAAAAAGTGAAGTAGATGCCTTATTTGTTCAATTAAGAAGTGAGATAAGTGCAGTTGGTTTTAGCTGAGAATATTCAGACTTATTACATAAACCTACACTATGAACAGCTGCTGCTTGTGATACATGAACAAGTGAATGAGAAATACCTGTAGTACAAGCAAATGGTAAGTTACCAAGTAGTGTTATACCTGTAGCAGACCCACAGCAAGTATTTACTGTAACAACAGCAAACGACTTAACAACATTAAGTAATGCTACACAATGAGACTATGGAATTGTAACAGATGAAAGTAAAACATATATTTTAAGTAGTGACCCATACTCAACATTGAGTAATTGGATAGAACTACCAAGTCCAACATGACAAGTTTCAAGTGTAAACTGAAAAACTGGTAGTGTTACATTAACAACTACAGATATATCAGAATGAGATACTTCACATCAATATGTAACAAGTGGAGAAAAGAATACATGGAATGCTAAGTTATGAACAAATGATGTTGCTACAGTTGCCTTAACATGAAACTATAATGACTTAAGTAATGCACCAACATTAACATGAAATGTATTTGTTACACAAGCATGATATGATAGTTTACCAAGTAGTAAACTCACAGACTGAATGAGTTATTTTATCTTTAATAATTAGAAATGGCAGTAAGAATAGTAGAATGACAACTACCTTATAGTGCAGGGACATGAATAAACATAACTGCCAATAAGGTTATAGAGGTATTATTAAGGAGTGAAGACAATTTAATACAAGTAGATGATAACAATGAGTTATATGTAGACTTACAATTAGCAAGTTGAATTACACCTACTGATGACTTCCCTGTATGAGTAACTGTCTGACAAGTATTATCTAGTGATGGTTGGATAACAAGTTGAACATTATTGAATTTCCAAACAACTAGCTGAGACTATGGTAGATGGTTGTATTGAACAGATGGACATATGTATTATGATCATTGAACATGAACATTTACTCAAATATATTCTAGTACAGAAGTAGATGCTTTATTTACACAATTAAGGAGTGAGTTAGCAACAGTAGCATTTACATGAGACTATAACGACTTAATAAATAGACCAGTTATACCAGTAATATGAGACTGAACACTAACAATTAACCAAAACAATGTAAGTAAATGAACATTTACTGCTAACCAAATATGAGCAAGTACAATAGACTTAACAGATACTACTTATCCTAACATGACAGCATGAGAGGTATGAACATGAACAGATACAACACCAATGGTTATATCTCCAAAAGTATTATCTGACTATGTATTATGAAAAGTAAGTAGTGTTTATAAATATAAATGAAGTGTGCAAGACTACGACCATTTACCAACTCAAAACTTAACAGTATGAGATGTGTATAACGTTATAGATGCACATACTACAGCACCTAAGTTTGATGCTTGAACTAATTTAGCATGGACTGGTACAGAGCGAGACCCATTATGATGAAATGTAGACTTAAGTAATTATGTAACAATTAACTGAAACGAAACAATTACTTGAACAAAAACATTTACAGTTGACCCTGTATTACCAAGCAAAACAACAGACGCTACTAACACATGAACAAGTCCTGCAACTGAAGCACAAGTATATAAAAAGCAAGATACTTTGGTTTCATGAACTAACATCAAAACTGTTAATAGCAATTCGTTATTATGAAGTGGAGATGTAACAGTACAAGAGACATTAGTAAGTTGAACTAACATTAAGACAGTAAATAACACATCTATCTTATGAAGTTGAAATATAGATACAAACCAAGTATCGGATGTAGCATATTGAAGTTCTTGGGACTGAGTAACAACTATAGCACCAAGTAAGAATGCTGTATATGATAAGATAGAGACAATAGTATGAAGTATACCTGCTGCACAAGTTAATTCAGACTGGAATGCAGTAAGTTGAGTGGCTGAGATATTAAACAAACCAACTATTCCAACAGTAAATGATGGAACAATAACAATTACACAATGATGAACAAGTAAATGAGACTTTACAACAAACCAGTCAAGTGCAGAAACTATTGCTTTAGAATGAGGAATATTAACTACACAGACTAATTATGATAACTTACCAGCAAGTAAGACAACAGATAATAACTTTTATATTATATATAGTTCATAATGACAAACACAATAAGTAAGATAATTCGTAATTGAACTGAGTATGAGTTCTCTGCGAATAATGGATGAGTAACATCAGTGAACACACAAACATGAGCTGTAACTGTAAACGATATTAAAGTAGCAGCAGCTGCACCAGCAAGTCCAACAGAATGAATGACTTGGTATGACACAGCAAATGATAAATTAAAAAGCTATGACTGAGCTAATTGGAATGTAGTATGAGATGGAGATGTTACATGACCTGCAAGTGCTACAGACTGACATTTAGCTTTGTTTGATGGTGCTACATGAAAATTGATAAAAGACTGATGAACTGTACCAACATGAGTGCCAGCAGTATGAACAAACTGACAAGTGTTGACTGTTGTAAGTTGAGCAGCAGCTTGGGCTAATGCACCAGCAAGTTGAATACAAAACGATACAACATGAACAACTACAACAGTAAGTTACATCCGAGCATGAACAGAAGCAGAGTATGCTTTGATAACACCAAATGCAAATACAATTTATCATATATACTAATAAACAATGGCAATATATATGTGGAGAGAATACAACCCACCAGAGTTATGTTTTACAGCTAATACAGCTGGTAGTACAGTATCTCTATATAAGGTATGATGACCGACATCTCTAAGTTTAGTAACGAGTACAGATTGAGTACATCGGATACCGTATTCTTATTATGATACAATAACGTTAAGTAATGTCTGAGATAAAGTATATTTTAGAAATACAAGCGAAAGTAATCATAGTTGTAATAATGATGCTAACAATAATAATTATTTTGTAATGAGCTGAAGCATAGCTGCGAGTTGAAATCTGAATTATCTAATAAATAAGAACTGAGAGGATTTCACAAACTCATACGGTATATGTAATATGTTCCAATGATGTACTGCATTAACAACACCACCAGAGTTGCCTACAAAGGTATTAACAAACTATTGTTATTCAAACCTATTTCAATGATGTACCAACTTAACAAAAGCACCAACTTTACCAGCTACATCACTAGAACAATATTGTTATAATAATATGTTTTACTGATGCTCTAATTTAGAAGAATTACCAAAAATAACACAAACTGCGTTGGAATATAGATGTTTTTATACTATGTTTGCTGGTTGCAGTAAAATAAAATTAAGCGAAACACAAACTTGAGAATATCAAACACCATATAGGATACCAGAAACTTGAACTTGAGTAGATGGTTGACAATCTTTATCTTCTATGTTCTATCAGACTTGATGAACATTTACTTGAACTCCAAATATAAACACAACATATTATACATCAAATACAATAGTTTAAATTCTTAACTAACCTAAATGACACTAGTACAAACAGAGCCTAAGAAAATATATATAGGTAGCACAGAAGTAAAGAAAATAACAATGCGACCTAATGGTACAGAGAAACAGATACGACCAGCTTTAAAAACATTTACAGTAACATTTACTGAGACAAGTAGTCCTAGCAGCTTTAACCCAGTATATTCTGATGATGCTGCTTGACTAACGGCATGAAGTACAGCATTTGATGAATTCTTCTGATATAGTGCAGTAAGGTTGAATACAAGTTGAGTAGAAACAGCAAAGATAACACAGGCACAAAGTTGATGAGCTGGTAAATTAGATATTACACAATTATGAACTCTAACAAGTGGAGACAATGTAATGATAAAATTCCCAGTAAGATGAATAAAAATGACAAAGAATGGTAGCACAATTACATTATCTATTACTGAAGAGACAGGTAGAGAAAGTGAATGATACCAATATTATGCTTTCCAAAAGACTTGAGATATTGAGGCAAATGCAAGTGCTACAGTAGCCACAAGTCCATTGTATCTCTGAACTTATCTATCTTATACAGATGGAAGTACATTGAAGTCTTGGAGTGGTAAAACACCACAATGAAGTTATACAATGTGAAATGCTATAACTTATGCTTGAAACAATGGTACATGATATACAATTACTGGATTCTATCAAAGAGAGCTTATAAACGCTTATTACATGATGAAATATGGTAATCCAGATTGTCAAAGTGTAATTGGTAGATGATTTGTTGATTGAAATAGTGCGGCAACAGCTACATGATGAACAAACAGCCAAACAAATGCTACTTATGGAGAAAGTACATGAAAATATAGTGTAAAATTGTTTGGATTGGAAGACTGGCGAGGAAATCAAAATCAATGGATATGATGAATATTTGCTGATGCCAGCAAAGTTATGTGGACTGCTTTACATGACTTTACAGCAAGTATAAGTACAAGTGAAAGCCAATACAAAAACACATGAGTAACTATTGCATGAAATGGAGATATTAGTGCAGTAGCTGGTACAAACAAAGGTATGTTCTGTCAAACAGCTATCGTATCTAACTCTAACTATGATACATATTGGTGCGATCTTGGTAATGTGAATGTTTCTCGTTTGGCGTTTGCTGGTGGTAGTTGGAATAATGGTGCGGGTGCTGGTGCTTTCCGTCTCGGTGTGAATCTATCTGCTTCTAATGCGGGTACGGATGTCGGCGCTCGCTTGATGTTCCTTTAGCGAACGAAGTGAGCTCCCCCCCTCCCACGAACAGACTGGATTGTAGAATATTATAGGAGAAAGGTATGTGATAAAGAAAAGAGAGTGGCTAAATTTGAGAAAAAGGTAAAGAAATTGAAATGAATATTTAGCAATAAATAAAAAGTAGAGA